ACCAGCGTGCCTCTTCCCAGAATAAGGGTCTACGGACAGTACGGCGAACCTTTCCCTAACGGGGTAAATATCGTCACCGCGGAGGCTTTAGTGCTTTTGACGCGTTATAAGAATGGCCGGAAACAGCTTAGACCATTCAATCTGCACTCGATTCATACATTGAGTGATTACAGTAGAAGAGTATGAACAGAACTAAGAATAGTAATAAGAGGAAGGTTTTGAAACCGTCCAAATCTGCCCGACGATCAGTCGGGAAAACGCCCCGCACGGCGAAGTCGCGTGCGGACACCATTGGGAGGCTGCGCGGTTTTAAGGCCCGTCGCACCATGCTCTCCCACTGTGTCGCAAAGTTTGCTCTCGCGGCCAGCGACCCCTTCCACCCTGGGTGTGTTGGGGTCTGCTTGCCCGTACTGCCTGTTATCAAGTCCCAAAAGGTCTCGCGATTCGTCCGAGGAACTTTCGTCATTGGTACCAACGGTGCGGGTTATGTCGGAGTCAATCCATGTGTCAACAATGACTACTATAGCATCGCCACCACCTCCGCAGCCTACACAGGCTCAGGACTCTCCATCCGGCTCACCAGCACCACTGGTCAACCCGGGGTGGAGCTGGCAGCGCTTAATGGTCCTTGGGGTAGTGCCAATACTGCTCAAAGCACTGGAGTTATTGATTCCGTCACCGGACGCGTGGTAGCGGCAGGGTTGTCAGTCCAGTACGCTGGCCCGTTGCTCAACCAGGGAGGCGTGTACACCGCGCTCGTAGATCCAGATCACGAGACCGTTGGCCCCATCCCCGGAGCAGGGTTCACAGCGTCCCAGCTGGGACAATTCCGCCAGGCTTATGTGAAGCCGAACTGCGGACAGAAGGTGGTGTTATGTGCCGTGCCGATTAGCGGCGCGGAGGAAGCTTATCAAACCACGGCGGCGATTAACGCCGCTGGAAATGTAAGTGGTACGGCTACTCAGTATCCGTACGGTTTTGCGGACGTCACGCCTGCCTACACCCCCTCTGGAGGTGTGGTCGGGGCCTTTGGTGACCCGAACATGGTAATCCTCGTCACCGGAGGTACTCCAGGTACTGTATTCTATTATGAATATATACTACACTGTGAGTACATTGGTAGGCCCACTGCAGGAGTGAGCACAAACGGCGAATCGGACTATGTTGGGTACCAGAAGGTAGCGGCAGCAGCGCAAGGCCTCCCCGAAGCTCTTTCAGCTAAGGGGGCATCGTGGGGTGATAGAGCGTCTGAGGTGATGAGTTTTCTGATAGATAATCAGACTGCTCTGATCAAAACGGCTACTACATTGTCAGCAATGGCGAGTGGTGGCCCACCCGGAATGGATGTTCCAAGGCTTATGAGGGCTGGAGGTTAATTCCGTCCCCAGTCAAGGACTCCATAAATCCCGAGACAGGGTGCATGTGCTATGACACATACCGTTCAGCCGGTGCAAATCGCCACGTAAGGCGTGCGTAACCACATGGTGGTTGCACTGTCAAGCCAGATTGTAAGAACAAAATCCTGTGACATAACCAGGTGACCCTACCATCGGGTCGAGCGTGCCATTACAGTGGCTAACATGAGATGGGAATTGTGTATGTCACGAGCATGATAGGATCGAGGCCTAAAGTCACAAGAAGGGGAGGCGAAACCGTAGGTGCCTGCCCAGTGATAGTAAGTCGGAAGTTAAACCTGTTATGTGAGTTACCGAAGTAGAGATGCAGCGTAATGTGCATCCGGTGCCACGCACCTTAAATCCGACTCCGGAAGGATGGCGAAATCGCCAGTCACAGTCAGACAACGGTACTCTGCCGTGCTAATGCAAATGATCATCAAATTTATGCACAATGGAATTGATAACTAGCGTGGGGGTCTCCCACGCACTGACACTAGGGAAAGACCTGGCTTTGGGCATTGCAAAGTGCTCATCGGAACAGAAAAGCGGAGAAGTCAACGTGGAGATGAGAGAGTTTATGAGAGAGATGATCCCCCCTGTAGCTGTAACTACACCGGCGGTTCCAGTGAGGAAGTTGTTGGAAGAGTTGAGAGAACGCGATGCGGCACACCGTAAGAAGGGTGGACTGCGTACCGTGCCTGAACGTAATGAGTACGTGAAGGGTAACCCAGATGTGGTTCAGTACCTGATTAACACAGGTGCTGAGCGGTGTAAGGATGTAGCAGACCGGAAGAGGGCTCAGAAGGAAGCCAAGAACCATACGTTTGCACGGGCCAGAAATGAGCCCAGGGAGAAGGTTTCGGCACCACCAGCCGCTCCTAAGGAGCCAGCTGTTGAGGCCCCTGCTCCCAAGCCCGCCCCCGCTAGGGCGGCACCCGTCATTGCTAAAGACGATAAAACAATTCCTGTTGTTGGAAAAGAGCCGGTTGTACCACCGGTTCTCAGACGCCCGTCTCGAGAAGAGATACTTGATGCGTTATCCGAGGACAGCGAAGAAGATCAGGAAGAGATTCCTGATGGTGTCGGGCCTGAGGCCGAAGAAGATGAAGCGTGCAAACACCTAGCACCGCTGCCATCCAGAATCTTCGTCGGGACCAGGGGGAATTACGTTGTAGGGGGCACTGTGTACCGCATGGTCGGAAACGATCTTGTGCCCTACAACGCAAATTCCAAACAGTGGGAGGGGGAGGTCTTCCCCCCTCCTTACCGGATTGTGAGGGCTGGGAGTAAGCTGCAGGGAGTCACAGGTGTGACCGGGGATTACACGTCCGACTCGACGAGTCGCGTGGTGGTGGTGGCTTCGCCATTCATCATTATCCCCGGTTTCGTGATCCAGGCTAAGCACCATGAGTGGTTCAAGAACGTGCGCGTAGCACTATATGATCTTGGTCACACATGCACTCTCGGTCAGTACTTTCCGAAGGGGCCTTTCGCGGGGTTAACAAAGGTTGTGAAGGATATCATGATCTCTACTGAAGTCGCTGCGTATTTGCGCGATGATAAGTTAGCCTCGGGGGTCACGCCGGAGCAGGTGATACTGCTTACTCGGTCGGTGTTTTTGAAGTACGCTAAATTTCCCCTGGAAGTGTTAATTGAGACTCTATTGTTTCACACTTTCCAGAGGGCAGCAGCGTACTCTGAGATGCAAGCGACCACTACTCCGTTGAAGGATTATATAACTCAAGGCAAGCGCGTAATGGCGTACCGTGAGCCCTTCAATACTAATGCCACAGTTGCAGCTCTTATTCAGAGTATTGACGACATCACTGGCGAGGGGTATTACACAGTCAATTCAGACAGTGAGAGTAAGTTGTTCCATATGAAGGGGTTAACTAGCATAACACGTGTCGGGTATGTGCAGTCTTCTGACAAGCACGGCACAGCTAGGAATCCTTTAAAGGAACCCGGGTACAAGTTTGAGTTGATGGGGGAGAAAGGGAAGAACACTAAGACACCTTACAACAAGGGGTGCACGTTCCAAGACCCATACCCCAACTTCGACACCAGACTGGACCCGCGAGCAGAATCGCGTAGTTACCAATCAGTTGGGAGCTGTTTCGCCACTAAAATGGCGGTGATAGATCACAAGCTGCCGGTGGAGACGGAGCGTTGTTTTCTTCGGCTGTCGATGAAGCGGCCCGACGAGGATACACTGCGCAGGAATCAAATCCTCGCACTGGCCCCAGCCTTGGCTTGGGGTAGGGAGCGCACCCAAAGGTGCTCCCATCCGCGCAACGGGATGCTAACGGTGGACGATATGATAACGAGCCGAATAGTGGAGAATGATAAAGCTTATATGGAGGACATCACCAAAGCCGAGGAGAAGGAGGTCACGAACCCGCTCCAACAGCTTCTGCTAGACGTTCATCGTGTGTACATGAGAAACGAGATCGACGACGAACTCGCTGCTGAGATGGTCCAAAACCCTCTCAGGGCAATCCATGGTTACATCGATTACGTAGGTGGTCCGAAGGCGGCTATGAGGCATGTGGAAGTTGTGAAGGTATATGGTAACCCTAGTGTTGCCCCGAAGAAATTCAACCTTGTCAAGTTCAAGCCTGATGAAGCCCAGAAGTATAAGAAAGATTCAGTTGGTGACTCAGTCCTTAAATTCGGACGAGCCACCATCTCCATTGATGGGTCGGAGTGGGTTAACGCGAACCCACCCTTGTTGAGGGCCATGAAACAGTCCATTGAGCACGTATTACTGATACGGCACGCCTTACCCGGGGAATACGGGGAAGGGGTGCAATCGGTGATATCGCTGGGTGGCGTTGACATGCCCTCACCTACCAAGGTTGAGCAAGAGCTTTGGTACCGTGCGTGCCTATCTGACACATCGCTCGAGGACCTAGCTAGGGTCCACGATAGTATGTTAGATTTTGTCATGCAGGGAAGGGATCGGATGGCGGCCGTGAGTCATGGCGACGATATTGACATCCTGAGGAGTGATGAGTATGGGAATATAGTAGCAGAGGAGGCTGACATTGCAGA